GGATCAGAGGACTGGAAGCGCAGCCTGTCGGAGATTGCAAGCGGTGTCCTGCGAGACATTGCCAAGCAACTTATTGAGATTGCTGTGATCAATACGATCACCAAAGCGGTCACCGGAATGATCAGTCCTGCGCCAAAGCCAACCCAAAACGTTCCGGGCTATGGCAGCGCTGGGTTCCTGGGCATTGGCACCTTGCCTCAAGGCTCAAACATGCCGCTGGGCTCAGCGTTCAGCAGCCCAGACTTCCCCGCTGGGTTCGTTCCGCAGTTCGCCACCGGCGGCATCATGACCCCTCAGGGTGCGGTGCCGCTGCGGCGTTATGCGCGAGGTGGGATCGCCACGGCCCCACAGGCGGCGATCTACGGGGAAGGGGCCACCCCTGAGGCGTTCGTCCCGCTGCCCGATGGCCGGCGGATCCCGGTGGCCTTGCGGCAGTATCCGGGCATCCCTGGCGCCCCGGGCACCGGCGGATCGTTTGAGCAGACCGATCAGGTGGTGCAGCGGCTGGTCGAGACCGCCCGGCAGGAGTCAGCCACCCGGGCCGCAGCCGTGGCCGCCAGCTCGCCGGATGGCACGGTGCGGATCAAAGTTGAGACCACCCGGATCAACTCGGTCGACTACGTCACCGCCGCGCAGGCCGAGGCCCTGGCCCAGGCTGCCGCGACCCGCAGCACCGCCCGTCAGCAGCGGGCCCTGCAATCCAGCCCTGGCGCCCGCCGGAGCCTCGGGATCTGATGGATCACGACATCTCCGAGGGCGTCTACCTGCAGTTGCTGACCCGCGACGGGGCCCCGACGGGCTATGCGTTCCAGCAGTTCCACACCGGCGAGGCCCGCGTCTATCAAGGCGTCAGCTACCTGCACGCCGGCTTCGCCTACTCAGGCGCGACGGTGGACCTGGGCTTCCCCAACGCTGAGGCCGTGCTGGTGTTCAACGCCGACGTGCTGGGGCTGAACATCTGGAAGCAGGCGGCCGATGATCTGTGGATCGCCAGGATCCGCACCGTCTGGCTGGACCCTGTCACCCTTGACGAAACGGGGATCGAGATGATCGACACCTATGCCATCACCGCCTATGTGCAGGATCTGCAGCAGGTCTCGGTGACCCTCGGCAGCCCGCTGGATGCGATCGGCGGCGACTGGCCCCGGCGGGTGCTGACGCAGGCGATGGTGGGCGCCCTGCCGCCCTCAGCGGACTTGAGGTTCTGATGCTCGGGAAACGTCGCCATCGACTGCTGCTGCCGATCGACCGGCAGATCATGACCGCCCTGGGGCTGAGCGAGGCGCAGTACCGGCAGTTCCAGGTTGAGCAGGAGCGGATGAGCCGCCTGCGGCCGGTGGAGGGGCCCCAGGCGGTGGATCCGCTGACCGGGTTCCTGATCAACCTCGCCATCTCGGCGGTCCTGTCGGCCGCGGCCTACTTGCTGACGCCACGGCCGCGGCTGAAGCAGCGCAACGCCCCCCGCCCGGGCGAGCTGCGGCAGGAGCAGCAGCAGGGCCAGCAGCTGGTCTCGAGGACCGAGTTCGCCCCGAAGCAGGGCATCTCAAGCACCCAGGACACCGTCGAACTGGGCGCCACGATCCCGGTGGTCTGGGCCCACCGCGAGACCATCAACGGCATCACCTACGGGGGCGTGCGGGTGAACTGCCCGCTGCTGTGGAGCCAGATGGTCAGCCTTGGCGGGTCGCAGATGCTCCGGGCCGTCTACCTGGTCGGCGAGGCGTCGATCACGGGCATCGACCCCCAGCAGTTCGCGTTCGGCGAGAACCTGCTGTCCGCCTATGACCTGGGCGCCGCGGGGGAGAGCAGCGCACGGGTGACGATCTATCACCGCCCGGGCGGCGGCCGGATCCGCGCCACCGATCGCATCGCGGGCCGGCTGGCGGCGAATGATCCGGGCAACGCAGAGGCTGCCGGCGCCGCCGACGTGTATCAGGTGCGAGGCCTCAACAACCAATACGTGCCGGCGACGTGCTACAGCTACCAGCCGAGCAGCCAGACCACGTTCGGCGTCTACGCCCCGATCGGGAACGGCCTGGCGTATCGGGTGAACCCGCAGATCCGGCCGATCACCCAGGCGAACCTCAAGACGCCGCGGGACCAGAAGTTGGTGGAGCAGGGGATCAGCATCATCGTCTGCAGCAGGGACAACGCCGCGACGGCGCAGCGCGAGAAGTCCGACGCGATCAGCGCCAGCCGCTGCGGGCTGACGGCCCACCGGCGGGGCGGCAGCAGCGTGACCGACAACACCCTACTGGTCAACGACGAGGTGGATCTTGTGATCGACGCCGGCACCGACGCCGGTGGGGTTTTCACCAGCGGCGACTACTCCGAGGGCAAGGGCGACATCGGCTCGGCCGTCGCCGGCCGCCAGCGGGCCTGGGATGACGCCATCGTCGTGGGGGAGCTGTATCGGATCGGTTCGGCGGTGTGCGTCTGCTCAGGACGCAGCCCGTCCGATGACGTGTTTCGCTCGGACGTGGACCAGCAGCCGATCGGCGGCGGGATCAGCGTGACCGCGACGTTCCGGGTGGTGGAATCCGGCACGGCGGACTTCCCCGGCACCGGCGGCACCAGATCTGGCACCGCGGCGCCGCATGTGCTGCGGATGGCCAGGGCAACCGTTGCGATCCCGCAACCGGCGCAGGTGATCGAGCTGGGCATCCGCTCGACCGTGGGCATCCGAGTGTCGGGCCTTATGAACTTCCGCGACGCCATGCCCTACGCCGAGGTCGACGGCCGCGCCTGCGATTACTACAACCTCTCGTATCTGCTGCAATCTCAGATCCTGCGGGTGACGCAGTACCAGTCGGGGACGATCACCCAGATCGAGACCCGCTTCTCATTCTGGCGACTGCGCTACCGGATCGCCGCCAGCGGCAGCGCCTGGTCCAGCCTGCCGCAGCTGTTCGGCGTCAGCGGCGGCACGCAGCAGGCGCAGTTCAACTTCCTGCGGGTGGAGTTCCCCACCCGCCAGCGATGGGAGATCCGCCTGGACCCGGTGAGCGGTTGGGAGATCCGCAGCGGCACCGCCAGCGGCGACCTGATCGTCCTCGACGCCCGCCTGTCATCGCTGCAGACGGTCGGCGACGGATCGGTGGTCGTGCGCGTCGCGGGGGATTATGTGCAGCGCCAGGCGTCCACGTTCCAGATGCCCTGCACCATCAACACCCGCGGCGGGATCGGGATGCCGAACCTCGACGGGGGCAACTACGTCGACGAGTGGGCCCGCCTAGCGGAGCAGTTCGTCTACGACGAGATCACGACTAGCGCCAGCAGCCCCGAGCACGAGATCACCTACGTCAACGTGATCGACACGGCACCGACGACGCCGACCTATCCGGACATGACGCTGGTGGGCATCAACATCCGCAGCGGCACCGAGGCGCAGCAGCTGGGGCAGCTCAGCGTCTACGTGAACGACGGGCCCGACGCCAGCCATTCATTCCCGGCCCTCCTGGCCGCTGGGCTGCTGAACCAGCGCTATGGGGTGGGATCGATCCTGAGCCCGCTGCAGGTGGATGAGGCGAGCTTCGCCGCAGCGAGCGACTGGACCCGGGCCCGCGGCTACTTCTGGGACGGCGCCCTGCCGAAACCGGTCAACATCCGCACCTGGGGCAACGACACGGCGGCCCTGTTCCTGCTGGACCTGATCACGCGCAATGGGGTGAGCTACCTGCAGCCGGCGGTCCTGTTCGGCGCACCGGAGCAGATCACCGGCCTGTTCAACGCCGGCAACATCGTCGAGGGCAGTTTCAAGCTGAGCTACCTGGACCAGGCCGAGCGCCAGCCCGTGCGGGTGTCGGTGAAGTGGCGTGAGGAGCGCCGCGCCGAGGGTGACGGCAGCAACCGGGGCCTGTTCCCCGTGACCCGGGAGGTGACGGTTCGCGAGATCGGGGTGAGCGAGACGGCACCGCTCGAGGTGATCGACATGAGCGACTTCTGCACCAGCGAGCGCCATGCGATCGACGTGGCCAAACTGAAGTGCCGCATGAAGCGGCTGGTGACCCATCAGGTGACGTTCGAGACGATCCCGCAGCAGGCGACGCTGAGCCCGGGGCGCTGCTGCCGATTGGCGATGGAGACCGTCGCCTACGAGACCGCCCGCAACGGCGCCATCCTGTCGGACGGCACAATTGTCACCAGTGAACCGATCGCCGACGGCACCTACGACGCCCTGCTGTGGGACGGCGCTGGCGGTGTGCAGGAGGTGGGGCTGGTCATCCTCGGCGGCCGTGCCGTGAACCAGGACCAGGCGGTGTTCTGCCTGGCGGAGCGCAACGCGACGGAGATGACCTACAAGGTGCAGGCAATGGCGTTCAACGACGCCGGCAACATCGCGGTGACGGCCCTGCACTGGCCGACCGATGACGATGGCCTGTCGCTGATCTCCGACGGGTTTGACGTGGCGCAGAACTGGGTCATCGAGGGCGCGATCGGTTCGACTGATGCACCGGGCACGATCACCTCGAGCTTCACCGGCGTCACGATCACCGGGCCCTCAACCCTGACCGTCGGCGTCGCCGGCAGCTACGCGGCGGTGATCAGCGGCACCGGGACGGGATTCACCTACAGCTGGACCGGTGCGGGCCTGACGTTCGGCACCCCGACGGCAGCAGCAACGACGATCACGGCGACCAGCAGCGGCAGCAAGACCGCCAGCTGCGCCGTGACGCGGGGTGGGGTGACGATCACCGACACGCACCCGATTCTGGCGGTGGCTGCCCCGACGAGCACCACGATCGGGACTGTGACGATCACCGGCAGCACGACCGGCACCAGCCCGGCGACGATCACGTCGACGGCCGGCATCAGTGGCACGGCGACGGATCTGGTCTACAGCTGGACGGCACCGGTGATCCCGGCGGGCGGGACGGTTGACTGGAGTTCCACCAGCGCCGCAAGCGCGACGGCGGTGTTCACCGGCGCCGGCACCTACCAGATCGAGTGCCGGGTGACCAGCTACGTGGCGACCGATCGCATCGTCGACAAGGCGGTGACGTTCAACCTGGCGACGGACACGGCAACGGCGACGGCCCACGGCTTCGCGGCGGGCGATCAGGTGACGTTCACGGCGACGAGCGGCGACCTGCCGACTGGGCTGCTGCAGCAGACCACCTACTGGGTGCGCAGCGGCGGCCTGACCACCGACGACTTCACCCTGGCGGAGACCCCCGGCGGGGCGCTGATCAATCTCACCGGCACCGCCAGCGGCACCTACCGCGTCGTCAGACTGGGCAAGTCCGACCTGCAGCAGGTGGTGATTTCATGACCGTGAGCTTCCCATCGATCCGCCCGGCGGACCGTCAGTTCGTCCCGCCGGTCGCGCCGGTCGCCGAGACCCGCAGCGAGTCGGGCCTGACCTATCGGCGGCGTCGCGGCAGCCTGGCGGTCGACGCCAGCCTGTCCCTGCGGTTCGACGCCCGGCCCGTGAGCGACTGGAACGCGATCCAGGCGGCCTGGCTGGCCAGCGGCAGCGGCATGGAGGGGCTGTCCCTGCCGCCCGAGATCTGGGCGCCTGGAGTGGCGCCAGAGCTGCCTGGGCTGCAGTGGCGGTTCATCCCCGGCCAGCCGCCGCAGAAGGCCGAGCCCCGCGAGCTGATCGGCCGCGTTAACATCACCGTCGAGCTACGAGCCGTCGCGGTGTGACGGTTTCACCGCTGACCCATGGATGCAGACCCGGGCAGTGGTGATCGGTAGGGTCTGGGTGTTGAACTTCCCACAAGCGCATGAACTACATCGCCGCCGCCAGGGCCGCCTGGCAGGCATGGGTTGGAGAGCTGGACTGCCAGCGGGCCGACCGCAACCGCGAGGAGCAGCGCCGTGCTCGGATCAGGGCTCACAGTGACCGCGAGCTGCAGCGGTTCGCCCAGTTCGGCAGCGTCCACGAGTGGGCTGTTGCCGAACTGCGTCGCCGTGGAGTGACCAATGATTGAGATCTACTGCTGGGCCGGCGCCTTCACCGCGATGGCAGTCGTAAGGCCCCACGAGTGCCGCGAGCCGGCCGAATGGATCGCCGCCCTGGTCGCCGGGGCCGTCTGGCCCCTGGTGGTCGCGGTGCGGATTTCGATGTGGGTTCAGAGGCGGGGGAGGGCGTGATGGCCCCACAGATCCTGTTTCACGGCGACGGGTGGACCGTCATTCAGTCGCCGCTATGCACCAACAATCCCAACCTAATCCAGTTCTATCGGTACAACGAGAAGCGCAAGCTGCTTGATCGGGATGCCGAGTGGGATCCTGAGGCTCAGGCCTGGGTCTCCAGGCGCTGGGTGCCGAAGCCGCCGAAGGTTCCCCAGTGGCTGATCGACAAGGTCGTGGCTCACATGCGGGAGGTGAGCTGATGGACAGAGACATGATCTTTCTAATCGTCCTGATGTCCGTGATAGTTATCGGCCCAGTCGCATTATTTCTGTGGGACAAGGCAGACAATGACTATCTGCGAATTCACTGCAAGCCAACAGGTGAAACAAGACGATCCACAACATTGATCCCGGCTGGAAAGACGCTAATTCCAGTCGAGACGACTGCAACTCTTTACGCTTGCCCTGGAGGCGAGAAACTATGGAATTGAAACCCACAACCCCCCGCCTTCTACATCAACGACCATTTCGGCTGCATCGGCCGCTTCTGGTGGGTCAACACCATGCAGCATCCGAGTCAGGCATGGAATCCGATGCTGTTCCCCATCTGGGGTGCGGTTCGGTGGTTTCGGGGGTGACCGCGATTCAACCGCTACCCTGATACCATCCCCCCTCAGCCGCCCCTGATGGCCGTCCTGACCTCACGCGACGCCGAGGTGCGCCTGGATGGCATCGGGATTGCCAAGGCCCGCGACATCTCGCTGCAGCTGTCCTCCGAGATCCCGGAGGACACCGCCCTGGGCGATCGGGTCCGCAGCTACGTCTACGGCCTCCGGGCCTACTCGGGGTCCATGACCCTGCTCTACGACCGCAGCAGCCCCGTCAGCCAGCTGCTCCAGCAGCAGATCACGACCGATGACACGATCCGCGATCTCGAGTTGATCCTGCTTGATCGCAACATCCGCGGCCCGGTCCTGATCCAATCCACAGGCCTCGGCACCAGCGTCGGCGACGTGGTCAGCTGTCAGGTCAGCGTGGTCTTCAACGCCATCAGCGGG